CGATCATCAGGATGTAGGGCGCGAGCTCGCCGCCCGATTCCGCATCGTCTTCCAGCTCCAGCATCGTGTAGATGTGGTAGACCTTGCGTATCCCGTCGTCGTTCTCTTGGAATTCGCGACCCTCGATCTTGTTATTCGCCTTCTCGGCTTTCGATATCTCGGGCTCCATCGACGCCTTGATGATGTCGATGTCTCGGTACAGCCCGCTGGCCACCCGGTCCTCGAATGTCTCCTGCGTGATGTCCTGCACCTCGGTCACCCGTTGTGCGGTGTAGAAATTCACGGCGGAGAACGGCAGCAGGATGTTGTCGATGGCGACGAATTCGGCGCAGGGCCGTTTTTTCTTCTCGTCGTACCACATCTTCATGAACTGCGAGCCGCCCAGTGGTAGCTGGGTCAGCATCTGCTCCTGCTCGTCGCGGAACTCCTTGATCTGCTCGGTGAGCTGCCAATTCATGAAGTCGCGTTTGCGCTCGGCCCGTGCCGTCGCCTCTTCGTCCACCTCGCCCACTATGTGCGTGCGCACCGGGCCGTCCGGGGGAAATAGCTCCTTGATCGCCCGCGACTCGAAATCAATGCACGCCTCGGCCAACACCGGGTGCACGACTTTGGATGCGCCATTGAAATTCGCACCACCGGGGGCGTCGTTACCCATGCCGGTGCGGCGCAGTCCCTCTTCGTATTTCTTGTCCCTCTCTTCCCGTGCCTCTTTGTCGTTATCCAGCAGCTTGATGTACTTGAGCGCGAGATTGTCCAGATCAATGCTCAGGATTTGGCGCTCGGCCATGTTGGAGTAGAAATCCTCGTTCTCCGTCGGCCCTTTGAACTCGTCCATCCGGACGATGGCGGACCCGTCTTCCTGCTCTTCCACCTCGGCCATCGGGTCGTCGAGGTCGAACATCATCCCCTGCTCGTCTTCCGGCCCTGGCGTCGGCTGCATTTGCTCGGGTGGTAACAGTGTTGCCATTCTTCAGTCCTTTGCGGTGCGCGATTTTAACACGGGGCGGTCACTCGAAGTATTCCGAGCTGTAGTCTGAAATCTCGCGTGCGGCCCCCTTTAAATCGTCGTACAATTCCGGGTTTTCTCTGCGTATTTCACGCAAAGGACGGCGCATTGACATCAGCGGCGAGCCGATGTCCTCGTTGAGCAGATGGCTCATCGCACTAGCTGGAGTCATGCGTTTCGCCTCACCCAAAGTGTCGATGAAATCATACGGGTTCCGCACTGTGGGCATCATATACATGACGTCTGATTCGTTCGCGATACCTATCTTCTCCAGCATCTCAATCGTCTCATCCTCATCCAGCCCCATCTTGGCTGCTCGTGCGATCACGCCTTGGATCGTCATCGGCATCGCTGGCGCTACTGCCTTCGCCACCTCGGGTACGATGTCGGCCACTTTCGCAATGTCGCCCACTCCCGGCGCTAGACTGTCGAGTCCGGGGATCATGTGCCGCAGCGCCTGACCAGCGGTAGCGGAAAGCACCGTGCGACGGGTCAGCGGGGTATTGGCCACCGATTGCAACGTCGACTTGATCGAACCCGTGGCCGGGTTTACCTCTACCGATTTCTCCGTTACCTGCGGTGCGCCTTTCAGCGCCTTGGTGATTCGTGACTCGGTCGCCTTCTCGATGTCCGGGTGGAGCTTGGCCAGCGGCAAATCGAGCTGGGGGCGCAGCCCGAGCAGTGCTCGGCGTCCGATGTCCGGCGTGCCTTTCGCCGCCGTCTTGGTCCCGCGCACTAGCAGCTCGTCCATCATCTGCTGCAACGTCTTTCGAGCGCTGCCGCCCTTCTGGAACCTACGGGGTGCGGCTCGCATTTCGCTACCGGGTGATCCAAAGTTACGGACCGGCGGTGTTTCATAGTCCACGCGGCGCGTGGCGGTGGTCGGGTCGTAGCGCGAGTTGATGTAGAAACGCTGGACCTCAGGTGGTATGCGCGCGTCCAGTTCCTGCTGGCGACGCATTTCGATCGCCCGCTGCATCTGCGCATTCCGTTGGCGCTCGGCCAGCATCATTTCGTACGCCCGCTGCTGAGCAAAACGCTCGTAGTCCTGCCCCGCGTTTGCCTCTTTCGAGTAGAGCAGCGACATGAGCGGCACGGAGGAGCGAGCCCCGGCAAACATGGCCAGGTCGACGGGGTCAAAGAACGATTCGTTGTCATTGGGCATAGGGGTTCTCCCGTTGGGTGCGGTACTCTTCGTCCACGTAGTCGGTGTCGGGTGCGACGGGGTCCACCTGCAAGAAGCCCATGTCGCGCAGCAGCCGCAGCGCTTGCGACGTCGTGTCGGTCAGGTCGTCCCGTTCGGCTTCGGGGAACGAGCAGATCTGGCTTACCAGCACTTCGGCCCAGTCGCGCGGGTGGCCCCGGTGCAGCGTGGATTCGGGAACGTAGACGAGGCCATGGGCGATGATGTTGGCCACTAGGTGCAGCCGTTGGACCTTGTCGGCACGCCCCGGGTTGTAGGCGCGGCACGGGATACCCGCCCGTTGCAGGTCTTGCAGTATGCTGATCCCCGACGCCTTGTCCTCGACGAGCACTAGGTCCACCTTCTTGCCCGGTTCGCCGTAGATCGCGGCGTACTCGTCCACGATTCGGGGTTTGAGGTCCGGGTAGGCGAGGTGGTCCTCCCAGCAGTCGATCAGCATTACCGACATCTTGGCGTCCGCGTTGGGCCGGAACACGCCCCAGACGCTGCACGCGGTCGGGTCGTTGATCGTCTTCTCGGTGTACGCGCAGTCGTAGGACTGGAGCACGTACAGGAAGTCGGGTAGCGCCTTGTCGGCGTCCCAGACCTTGAACCACTGGCGTTTCACGATGCCGTAGTCTTCCGGGTCGATCACCTCGGCGTACAGCTCCTGCCGCCCGATCCGCGTGCCCTCGTACTGGCTGATGATTTCGTTACGAAACGTCGGGGCAAGGTTGTAGAAGTTCTCGTGCGTCGTGCCCGTGGTAAGGCAGGTGCGCTCGTCGTCCATGAGTCGCCGCACAATGGGGATCGGCTTGGGTGTCGTCGTGATGCAAACCCTGGGGCGCTGGCCCAGTCGCAGCCCGAACATCAAGTTGGACCACATGGTCTCGGCATTTCGGAATTTCGCCAGTTCGTCCACCCATGCCAAATCGTGCTGGGGTCCGCGCAGCGTCTCCGGGTCGTTGTCCGAATAGATCGTCGCGATCGCGCCGTTGGGCCACTCAACCCGGCGTTTCGACGGCGAATAGGTCGGCTTGCAGCGGGGGTGCGAAATCGCGAGGATCCCCGATTCGCCCTCGATCATGACGTCCCGCGCGTCGCCCGCGTCCTCGGCGATCAGCGCAATGCGCCCCGCCAGCTTGTTCTCGACGTGGTAGCGCACGAACTCCGCGCCGCACCGGGTCTTGCCCCAACCCCGGCCCGCAAGGATCAGCCAGTAGGTCCACGCGTCACCGGGCGGGATAAGCTGATTGGGTCGCGCGAAAGTCGGCCAGTCGTAGTACAGCTCCAGCGCTTCCCGGTCGGACAACTCCGACACGAACTCGTTCCAGTTCGCCGGGTCCAGCGCCAGCGCTCTACTCTTCTTTGAGCGATTTTTGCTGGAGACGCTGGGCGAGGCGATCACGGACACCTTCGATGTTGATGGTCGAATCCAGGGAGCCCGAGACGTTCATGTTCACGTCTTTCGAGCGGAATTTCGAGTCGTAGCCCGATAGCGTGAACTGCAGGAGCGAATCGCTGTACTTTTTCACCGTTTCGCCCGTCTTGAGTCCTTGGTGCACCAGCGGCTCGTCCACGCCCACCACTGACCGGCGGTAGGCCTCGGCCCGCATCGTATCGATCATCTCCTCCTGAATCGCGTCCACGATGCCGTCGAACAGCTTGTGGTAGGAGCGCCAGTCCGAAATCGTCTGCCGTGCGATACCCGCTGTCGTGTACGCGTGCCGCATGCTGAATTTCGCGGTATCGGGTCCGTCCCGGAATTCGGCGATGAAGACCAGCATTTTGTAGGCTTTCGTCTCCTCGTGCAGCTGCAGATCGCCACGT